ATCGCAAACGGCGCCGTACACAAAGCCGCTCGAATCACAGGCGGCCGCCCAGGTCGCGATGGTGTCGATGTCCATCTGGCTGTCGGCAGCGTGCACGGTGATGCCTGGGCACTGCGTCATCAACCAAAGGTAGATCCATGCAGGGTTCGTCGACGCGACCGGATCCATCCACGTGCCGGTGCCGGAATCCCAGCGGCGAATCTTCTGCGCCACGTTCGCCGACAGTGTGCTGACCACGCCGTTCAACTGGTCGGTGGCCTTGATGCGCATCGCCAGTTTCAGCGTGCCCGTCTTGGAAGGATTCTGCGGGCTGATCGAGCGCAGCACCGCCCATGCCATTGAGTCGAGCACGCTGTTCGTGTCGACAGCGCCGGGGAACCCGATGCCCTTGGCCGTCGTGCGGGTGACCATCACATCGTACTGGCCTGCTGGAACCTTCCACCGAATTCCGCCGCGATAGGTCTGGCGCGCGCCCGAGGTGAGATTGATGCCTGCGCCGCCCGTGCTCGACAGACCGCCGGTAAGCGTCAGTCCGGAAGCGCTGCCGATCGGCGTCCATGTGCCCGCTCCGGTCAGCCGATACTGAATGGCGAAACCGATCGTGCCCGTGACCGTGTTGCCCTGCGCGTCCACGCCGTACACGCCTTGCGGACCGACCAGGTCAAGCGAGATTTCCGTGGTGTTGCCCTGCGTGGTGCGCGTCGCCGTGTCGCCGGTGGTGTTCAACACCCCGTTGACAGAAAGCTCATTCACGTCCTGGGTGAACAGCGTCGGCGTGGTGGTGACCTCGTAATCGACGTCTTCGTAGCTGTCGATGGACGTGCCGCCGATCTGGATGTCGCTGACGTCGAGGTCGCCGTATCCGAAATCGAACATGCAGCGCATGTACTGATCGTTGCCGCTGATCTCCGTGTACGGCATGGCTGCGTGCGGCGGAAACATGCGTGTGGCGCCGATCACGAGCGGGATCACGCCATACGGGTTGGCCTGGTTGCTGGTGCCGGTGAGTGACTGGATCTGGCTCGATGGATCGTTGGCGGCACCGGCGCCTGCCATCTTTGGCGTCGGTGGCGGAATCAGCGCCAGCGCGAGCGCCGCGATCATGGCGCCGCCTACCATCACCGTGGTGGCCGACAAGCCTGCGACCAGCGCCCAACTCGCGCCCGCGGCCGCGCCCATCGTGAACACGGTCGCCACGATCGCGACGATGGTGAGGATCCACTTCCGCGCGCTGCCGCCCTGCGGCCAGAACTCCACATGCACGCGCTGGCCAGCCTTCGGCCGCACCTTCGCCCAGATCGAGCGCGGCACTTCGATGCCACCAATGGTCACGCGCAAGGAATAGGCCGCCTGCGCGCCCAGGATTTCCTCGATCGTCTGGCCAGCCTTGACCTCGGCATAGCAGGCATCGTCATTCGCCGCCGGCAGATACACTGCCTGCACCGTGCCATCCGGCACAGCAATGAACGCGCACGGGTCAATCCGCTTCAGTGGCGAGATCGCGGGCGTCATGCCGCTTCCCGCGACTGTGCGACCGCGAACGGACGATAAAAGCCGATCACGCGTCGTTGGCACCGCACGGTATCCAGACGCTCGATGCCGCTGACGGCATCACCAATCGAATGCAGCATCAGGCCCGGCGCCACGAACACGCCACAGTGCCAAGGGCGGCCGAGGATCTTCAGCATCACCAGATCGCCCGGCTCGGGAACGTCCACCTTGCGCCAATCGCACGGCAGGAATTCCTCGATCGTCTGGCTGACGGCGCCCTGATCCATGCTGCTGGCGTACACGTAATCCGGCACCAGCCGGCCGAACTGCTCGCGGTTCACCAGCATCACCAGCCCGTAGCAGTCCACGCCGTCGCGCGTACGGCCGCGATCGAGGTACGGAATCTTCAGGAACCGGCGGCACCAGTCGGGAGCGATGGCGGACATGGATCGAATGCTGATTTTCAGTAATGGTTGGAGTTCGGGCTTTCTTCGATTTGCGCGATGTCCGCGGCGGGGATCGCAGTCCGTTTGCCGTACTCGTCCGTGATCACCGCGAATACGCCTTCAAACGCGAGGCGCTTGGTGTAGCTGCCTCCAGCGCGGCCTTCGTGCATGAAGCGCCGCTCGGTTCCGTCTTTCATCTTCACGACAATGTTCACGTAAACAATCCCGGCGAATTCACCGGCGTGTAGCTCTGCGCCGGGATTTGCTGATCGAACAGGCGGCTGTCGTAACCCAGCGTGCCGGTGATGGAGTTCTGGTCACCCGTCGCCGATTGCAGTTCGAAGATGTAAGGCCCTTCCTCGATCGTGTCGGGGCTGGATGCCAGTGCGGTGAACAAGGTCACCGTAGGCGCATCGCCCGTCAGCGTGCGCAGGATGTTCCCCAGCGTCATGTCGACGTTGTCGATCGTGATCTGCGTTTGCGGAATGCGCTCTTCCTTGTCCGCGGGGCTGGGCGCGTCGAACGCGAACGGCTGGTAGGTGCCGTCCGCACGCACGATCGGTTGCGTGTTGCACACCAGCAGCTGCGGCGACGGCAGCGACGCGTGTTCCACCTTCAGGAACGAAAGCAGCACCTCGCTGGTCTGCTGCGCCAGCATCGCCTGCAGCATTTCCGCGCTCACCTGCCTCACGGCAAAAGCTCCAGGTCGAACTGCACCTGCCACCAGATCACGTCGCCGTCCTGGCCGACATATTTCTCGGCCGGAAGCGCCGTGCCGCCGTAGCGGTACGTGGCCGGCAGGCCGGTGCGGAAATCCGTCCAGGTGAACGTGCCGGTGTAGCCCAGCGTGGTCTTGAAGAAATCGTCGATCAGCGTGTCGCGCTGCGCCTGCGTCAACATCAGCGTGATCGTGATCATGGCCGACGTGGCAGTGAACAGCGGCCGCGCCTTGTCGACGCCGCCCTGCATCTTCGAACGCAGGATGTTGTCGACAGGCGTGTAGGTCGGTGCGTCATTGCCGAACGGCGTCTGCGGCAGACTGGCGGGCCAGAGGGGATCAGCCATAGCTATTCCCCTTGCGCTTCAATACCCAGCGGCGATCCATCGCCTTCGCCGTGACACCACCATTGTTGACGTCCTTGGCCACCGCGCCCAGGAAAAGCTCCAGTACCTGGCCGCCGTTGTTGTCGGTGGACTGCTTGCTCTGCACCTGGTTGCCATCACCCGACGAATGCAAGATCACCGTCACCGGCGTCACGGCCACCATCAACTGGGCGCCGTTCACGGTCGGCGTTGAAGGCGATTTGAAGCCGAGTTGAGAGGGCGTCGGCGCGGAACCGCCGATCGGGCCGCCCGTGGCATAGCCCGGCAGCTTCGGCAGCGTGCGGCTATTGACCGCATCCATGAACGCGACGCCGTAGTGATCGACGGCGGCAGCGTTGTGCATGTATTCGCCGTTCGATGCCCGGATCAGGATGCTGTCGCTGGTTCCGGAGCCGGCGCCGTGGATTGCACCGCCCGTGGCGTAACCGCCTACCTTGAGGTTGGTGCTGCGAATTGTTTCCAACACGGCCGCGCCCTGCGCAATCGCACCGGCGATGGAAATGATGTTCCAGGGGAAGCCCATCTTCGAAGAGTTGGCGACGCTCTCCTGGATGGCGAGGATGGCGTTGGCCAGCGTCGAGGCTTTTTGCAGCGCGAACGCGATGCGCGCCTGCTTGCTCTGCTCGCCGTAGGCCTGCGCGTACACCTGCGCGAGTGAAGCGAATCCCTGCTGGGCGGATGACAACGCGAACTGCGCTTCCTGCCGCTTGATCGCAGCCTCGGCGTTCGCCTTGTTTTGCGCGCTCTGCAGGCTCGCCTTTTCGTAGGCTTTCTGGATGTCGAGCTGGCGCTGCGCGTTGTCTTTGGCAGCCGCCATTTCGTGTTGATAGGCAGCCTGCTGGATCTGGTCGACCCGCTGGTAGTACTGCTGCACTTCGGCCATCTGCGCGGCGAAGCGACTGCCCGCCATCAGCGTGCTCACGCCACGCGGACCCTTGCCGTCGATGCCGCCGAAAATGCGATTCAATGAATCGGTATAGCCGGCTTCGCCGCCGGTCGCGTTCTTCGTGAAGAACTGATCCAGCTCGTTGAGCTGGTTCATCACCTTGCCCGTCTGGATCTCCAGCGGCGTGCCCAGGCTGTTCCGGAACTTCTCCCACG